TCTACACCTTCTCTTATTGCTCCAACTACATCTTTAATAACTGGTAGTAATATAGTTCCAAATTCTACAGCCAGGTCTTTAAGATCAGCTAATAAAGCTTGTGATTGAAAGGAGAGAGTATCAGTGTTTTCAGCAAAGTTATTAACAGCGTCAGCTGATTGTTCATATGCTAATTCTAAAGTGGCTTCAGCTTTTGCTAATAATAGTGCTTGACCAGTTAAATCAGCTTGCCCTTTTTCTAAAAGCTTATTTTGTACATCAGTTTCACGAATAGCAACACCAAGGAGTTTAAGACTTTCTCTCTCACCTAAAAGTGCTTTTGTAACAGCTTCAGATGCTTGTGCAACTGGTACACCGTTATATGCAGATAGTGCAGCAGCTAATTCGTTTGTTGAATTTGCAAGACCCAAGGCTTCTTCAGATGTAGCTCCAAAACCTTTTAACAAGTCACCAGTAAAAGCAAGTAGTTGTGTAGCTTGAGATGTAGCAAGACCAAAGTTTTCGTTAAGATTTTCTACAGCAGCTGATGCTTGTTCTTCAGCACCTTGGAAAGCTCCAGCAAATTTTCTTGATGCAACTTCAAAATCAGCAGCCATCTTGACAGCAGCAGTTCCAAGTCCAACAATTGGGAGTGTTAAATTTTTAGTTAAAGTTTTACCTGTTTGAGTAGCTTTCTTGCCAAAGTCTTTTATAGATTTATCAGTATTGGCCATGCCTTTTTTAAATTTGGCATCGTCTAATCCTACCGAAAATATATATTCGCCTAACTGCATGTTGGGTCTCCTTTAGGAGATTTTAATTCTCCTCTAATTTTCTAAGTTGGTCTTCTAATCTCTTCTTTATATCTGGATTATTTTCTTTTTTGATTTTAGATTTGAGTTCTATTTTCTTTACTCTAATCTCATATTTGTCACGATCTTTAATAATTTGAGTAGCATCATAATCAGATGTAGCTTCTAACCACTTTCTTTCTAATTCTGCTTTTGTATCTTTAGGGCCGACTCGAACAATACGTTCAAGTGGTATTTGAGTGATAAGCTCTTGTAGTTCTGAATAAGAATACTCCCAAAAGGCTTCTTGGCGTGTTATACCATATTCCCTCTGGAGTATTCCTAATATTTTATTGAGGTTGGGTTTCCAGTTTTTTAAACCAGTTTTTTGTTCACTTATTTTTTTTTTAATTCTTCTGGGTTTTCTGTACCCATGATAAATCTAATAATATACCCAAACTCTCTTGGATCTAATTCTTTATTTATCCACTCTGGAGTTACAGACTCTTGTTGATTTGCTTGAGCTGCAACACAAATAAAATTTATTCCAGCATCTCTTGCTTCTATTGATAAATCTTTAAGATCTTGTAATACAGTGTCTTCATCACCTTCTTTTCTTATCTTATCTATTTCTTCAGGATCAGTTAATCCTTTTAATTTATCAAAATATTCTTGTTGTTTTTTATTTACTTTATAAATAGCTGTAGCAACATCTGCTTCTAATTTTGTATATTTCTTGTACATCTCATCAATAGCCACAGGTCTAAAAGTAAAATCTAATTCATGCCCTTTTAAAGACATATAAATTCTTTTATCATCTAAAAATTGTCTTACATCATATACTGTTTTTCCCATCTTTCTTCTCCTTTAAAAAGAGGGGAGGAATAACCTCCCCTATAAAATCTTAACCTAAATATGTGTCTCCGCGGACAATCTGCATAAGTTGATTACCAGATTCTTTATTGGTATCTTTCTTGGCAGTAAATCCAAGTTCCATGGTTATTGGTTCTGCACTGTTTTCAGGTGAGAAGCCATGACCGTGATTACCGTTAGAAAATACTTTATGAAAGTAAAAAGTAACATATTCATCAGATCCATCAACTTGGCTAGAACCAATAGTTTGAAAAGCCAATTCAATTGGAGTGATAATTTTAATACCACCACGTTTGATAATTGATTTTGCTGAAGGTGTATAATCAAAGTTTACAGTAATATCTTGTGCTTCAGTTGTTACAGTTACTGTATCAAGAATAACAACAGCCCAACCAGCACCATCAAGTTTAGTAACAAAATAATCTGTATCTTCTACAAGAGCACCATCAACAGAACCAGTTACAGTATTAATAGTTGGTTTTGAACCATCACCGTTTTGTTTATCAAGTAAAATAGTTTTATCAAAAGACCATGCACCACTTGATGCAACAAAATCATGACCAGCCACTGGAGTACCAGCAACAGTAGAATATGTAAATAATCCACCAGTAAGTTTTGATACTAATTCAAGGTCTAATACCTGACCAGCTGAAATTGAGATATCAACAGTTTCGTTAGATACTTCATCTCTTACAGTTCCAACATCTTCAAAAGCAATCTCTGCAGTTTCTGTGTTTTCTTGGTATGTTGAACCGTTCATAAATACGGCTTTAGTCCAAGCACCAGTTGAACCATAATCTCTGAAATAAAAATAACCAGGTTGAGACAAAAGATTTCTTTCATCTGCGGTTGTAAATTTATCCATAATTAATTTCTCCTTTATATAGTTTTTACTATATTATCTTTACAATTTTTGATCAAAAATCACATCTACCTAACATATTTGATGTTAAATATAGATGTTAATACCCAAAGTTGAGTATCGTCTTCTTGGACGTCTCCAAGATCTGACTCTTGAAAGAAGTTCACCTTCTTGTAATCATCTAAATCACCAGACCATCCAATCAATAAATCTTCCAAGCTTTTTCTATAATCCTGTGCAACACCTAAATCACTATGTCTTATAGAAAATTGATATTGAGCAAGAGATGTTCCTGTTACATCATCAGAAGCTGGGGATGGCAACCTCTGAAAGGTTAAAGCTCCTTCATCAACATCAACTTCTTCAGGTACATATCCTTCCCAAATTTCGGGGATTGTTAAATTACTATATAATAAATTATATATATTCTCACTTAATCTTGCCACTGCTTCCTCCTTATACTTTTAGATTGTTTACTAAAGCTGTTACAAAATCTGATCTAGATTTCATCAACCCTCTAAACATAAAAGGATTAGCAGACTGATGAAGAGTTCCACCGTGGACAAATATAAAATAAGATACTGTATTAAAGAATATAACAGCATCTCTTTGTATTTCAGCTTTATTACCACTCTTTAAATTACCACTTTTTACAGGAGTTTCACTATTAATACCAGATAATCCTATACTCTGTACATCTTTAAAAAAAGATTTCTTGTCCACATCATATTTTTGTAGTATTTTCTTGGTATTATTTACAAATTTCATCTGCTTGTTAATCCTATAAAATAGTGGTGTTGTTGATTATTTGTATCCTCTAAAAATATAACATCAAATTCTTTTTCATCAATAATAACTCTATCACCTAATTCTATATCAACATCAACTGAACAATAAAGATTTTTAGATACTACAAAATCTTGTTTTCCCCACCTCACTGTTCTATCAACACCTGGAGTAAATAATCCACCTATATACACCCCACCATCAATATACTCCCTCTTTAATTTTCCACCTTCTTTTGTTTCAACTTTTTTCTTTACCAAGAAATTCTGATTGTAAAATAATTCTATATTCATATATTACCTTCCATATATATAGGTTATTATTGATGAAGTAATATCTTTAGGATACCCAAAACTTAATTTTTCTAAGTCATATGATACAGAATAATTATCTAAAGATATTGATGATACTGGTTTACCATAATCTTTTGAAAAATTACCTTGTGTTAATTTATACCCTATCATCTGAGCACATGTAATATTTGAGCCTGAGGGGTAAATAATATTTCCTTGAACATCTAAATCCCATGGTATATTTCTTATTCTTAAATAATCAGCTTCAACAAGAGGAATAAGTCCATCAATCTTGAAATCATATGTATCATCAGTTATTCCTAAATAACTCTTGACAAAATCTCTTGTTACAATAGCTTGTCCTTCAACTACTACTTCTTCAGTCCATGGATTACCTGGAAAGCCTCTATCATCAACAGTAACAATATAAACCCAAAAAGTCCAATTACCTAATTGATCTAATTCATCAACTTCCCAATAAGCGTAATATATACCAGATGGATCTGCTAGAATAACTTCTTTTTCATATACTATTCCATCAGGTTTTCTATATTTCAAGACAATACTATTAGTTTCAGCTGATAATACTCCTGTTTCAATAGTTTGTCTTAAAGCTTGATTTAAATAAAGCATATTCTTCTCCTTTATGTTATCTTGGATGTATTACTTGTTGTAATAGTAACACGTGACCAAGTTGATCTATCTGTCCCATAATATGGTGCCTCTATAACTTGGATGGTATATGTTCCAACAAGTGATAAATCACCTTCAATATCAACTATATAATTTGATGCAATCTCAGCTGTAACAACTCCACTTATTGTTAAATCCATAGTATCAGAATAATTATATCCAACAGAAGGTGTTACACTTGAAGAAACAGTTAAATCTCCAGTTATATCAGTTTCTATAATTACTCCACCAGCATCTAATTGACCTGCAACAATATATCCTTCGTTTCCAGCAATATATCCAACAATAAATTTATCTTCTGATAAAGAAGTCATAGTGTAATCAACACCAGATACTGAAGCTCTATCTGTTGATTCACCAGCAACAAGTGTATTACCACTTTTACTTAATACAGTAACTCTTAATTTATCAGATCCATCGTTAGCTTTATATGAAATAAGACCATATTCACTATTCATAGCACACCCAGCTGGATATTGTGCTGATGTTAAAGAAGGACTTGATACTCTTACTTCAGAGTTTACAGTTATAGTTGTTCCACTTATATTTAAAGTTCTTGCATAAACAATATTAGCATCAAAATAATATACTACTGGATTATCTGTATCACCAGGATGTTGATATGCTCCAATCATCTGAGCAACAGCACTATTTATTACAGTTGGTATCCCAAAAGATATATTATTTCCATCAGTTGTTATTACTATTCCTGTAGCATAATAACTATTTTGTGCATCTGGATATACCCATAACCATCTATATCCATCAGCATCTAATCTTACAAGTTTCTTTGAACCTGAAAAATATATATTAGCTCCCGTTCCTTCTTTTGTAAAAGTAGATCCAACAGAAAAAGTATTACCAGATAAAGTATATATATTAGCTTTGATACTATTAGTACCTAAAGATTTTATTAAAATACCTTTTCCAGGTAGAGCAGGGATGGCACCTATTTCAACTCCATCAGGATCAAAAACTATATCAGTTCTTGTCCCTACAGTCACTTCTGGTGGTGTTGACATATTAACATATGATATTTTAGATCCATATCCTGAACCACCATAGTAAACGCCAAATTCTGTATCAGATACTTTACCAACAGCTAATTTATTTATTGCTGATGCAAAGTATAAAGATTGTTTTGTACCTAAAGTTATATCTAAATCAGATAAAGTACCACCTACTGCATATACATCATCTTGTCCATACCCAATTAAAAAAGAAGAGGCATCTTTAGCTTCAACTTGATGTGAATAAACTTGTGATACATCATATTTTAAAGGTGTCCCTAAAATTGTTGTAGCTGGCATAATTTATCCTCCAAAATCTGGATTTAATATTACCTCACCATCTTGATAAATATATTTATCACCAGTAAAATCTTCAATTGGTTCTGCAATTTGATAACAATTACAAGTGGCAGATGAACAATCAGCAATTACGTTTGTTACATCTCCTCCTGAAGATACTAGAATAACGTTATTAAACAAGAGATAATCTCTTCCAAAATCTTTTATTAAATTTGTTTCTTTTTCAACAAGTATATTATACATATTTCCCCCTTAGCTCAAATTTTGTGTAAAATTAACAATAACTTGTCCACCAGCTGCTGGCAAGATAAAAGGCCCTTCTGTAAAATTTCCAGCTGCAAGTAATACTCCATCAAAAACCAATCCATACCCATAAATAGTCTCAGCTTCTGTCATAATAAAAGATGTAGCTGGAGCAACAGCCTCACCATCAGTTACAACCCATCCAGCTCCTGGTATAGTTTGAATTGTGTAACCAGCCGCTGTTGGTTGTGTTAAATCTCCTAATACTGTTGTAGCAGTTGGAGTGATAACGTTTGTATATAATATCATCTGATAATCAACTGTTAAAGGTTGATTATTAGTAATATCTTGTTGTAATTTTTCCTTTCCTTGATTTGTATAAACCATAATAATTCTCCTTAAATATTGGCACTTGATACTGCTGATTCCTTTCCATCATATCCAACCCAAACAGTTTGTATATTATATTCTTGTTCAGGTATTATATCAGGGATAGTAACTCCACTAGCTTTTTTATCTGTTATATCAATATGTTTTTCAGATGCAGGTTGTCCAACTATTTTATATGTAACTATGAATTTACTCATGTCTGATGTTTCAGCAGGTGTTTGTTGATCCCATGATACTACTATTGAATTACCAACTTTAGATGCAGAATAATTTGTTAAATCAACTGGTATTGACTTTCTTTGTACCAATACACCTTGTAGTGTTGATGTAGCTTTATCTGTACTATTTTCTGTAAAACCTCTTAATTCTAGATCACTCTTTTCTTCAACACTTATTGGTACTGTTGTTAAAGCTTGATAAACACCGTTAAATAAATTCCAGTTAAGTTGAACACGAAAAGGAGGATCTGATAATCCTAAATCTTCAGCAAGTTTCCACTCTCTTACTAGTATATATAAATTTGTTTTTTTAGCTTCAAAAGTAGTTAAATCTACACTATCTGCAAGAAAGACATGTCCAGCTCCAACTGATATAAAACCCTGTTGTGTTTGATTTCTTTCAAAACTGCCATCTGCAATATATCCATAAATTGGTGTTGTTGTTCCAGTTTGTGTTACTTGAACTGAACCTAATAAATCTCCTCCACCTAATATAGATAATCTATTTATTCTTAAATAAGCATATTGTGTAGTTACAGGGGTAGTACCATCTAATTGTACTAATTCCTCTTGATATTTCCAGTGTTTATCTAATCCTTGTATAATCATAGTTTGTGTAGTATCACTTGTTGATGTTGATACTACATCCATATTATAAGCCATATCTGGATATACATATAATCCAGGTTGAACTTGACTGCCCATCCAAACTGTTGTTGGGTTATTACCTATAACCCCTTCAGCAAATTTCCACTGTTTTGTTGTTCTAGGTACTTTATTCAAGGCAACATCTGCCCTATAATCGTTTTCTAAATAAACACCCATACTATTTCCCCCTTGATATAATAATAGCAATTCCTTGTTTTCTTGCTTTATTATACGCCTCTTTTTCTTTATCTTTATCTCCAATTTCCCAAGTGTAGCACTGACCAGAAATACCCCACCTATAACCAGGTTTATTATTTAATTTACACTTCATAATTGGCATAGTATACTCCTTAAAAAAGAGGGCCGGTCAGCACAGCCAACCGACCCAGAAGAAAAGAAAGAAGAAGAGGTTAAAACCTCTTATACTCTAAGAAAAAGATTAATCATCTCATCTTCCCACTTGACGCCCGCTCCGAAAACGAAGAGTCCTCTGTGGGCATCAGCAAAGTTAGACTCAAGTCTAATCATCTCTGATTCAGCAATAGAAGCAGCGAAAGGAAGAGCTCTCTTGGTCATAGCTAGACAGTGAGTACCATCAAGACCATCAACTCCACCAGCAGTTACAGAAAGCTGATTTGATTTGTATACTTCAAAACCATAATAGTTAGAAATATATCCTGCTTTGAAAACATCAACGTTATCAGTAAGAGTAGCTCTTGCATCATCAACGATAAGTTTGAACACTTTAGGATCAACAACAAGTACTCTTTCAGGACCTGCGTTTTTCTCATCAAGTGTTGCCATAGCATCACCAATTACTGTATCAATAGTAGAAGCTGATACTTGGTATGCATCAGTAGCAGTACCTGCATAAGTTCCATCATCTACAGTGGTTCCAGCTGAACCATAAAGACCAAAAGCATAAGTATCAGCCTTAAGAGCAAGACCTTTACCTGCTTGAACAAGAGCTGGGTTAGAAAGTTCAGGTACTGATTGCATAGCATCAATATCCTCTACTTTGAAAGCATAAAATTTCTTTTGATCCATAGTGATATCAAGTTCAGAATCTGTAAGATCTTCATAAGTAATACCAGAAGCTGGATTGTAATCACCAATAGTTGGTTCACCTACAGTTACACTTCTGATAATCTTTGAATTAGCAGCATCTGCTTGATAAAGACCAGATGCCACACTAGCCATAATAGAATTTTCTTGAGCAACAAGCTCAACTACTGCTGACCAAGATTGTGTTTGACTATACTGTATTGCCATAATTTATATCTCCTTTAATTATCTGTTTTTCTGATAATAATTTTTCCACTCAGCTTTAGAAGCGTTAGGGCCAGGTTTATTATCAGCGTCGTTTGTACTTTTTGATGGTACTTTAATATTATTTCCATCAATCATACTTTGTTTTGTTTTTGTTACCACACCCTCAAGTGCTGAAATAATCTTATTAAGACTATCAGTTGTTTTTGAATCATCTTCTGATGCAACAAATTCAGCAAGCTCTACCGGCATGTTTTTAGATGCAAGAAGTTCCATAGCAGTTTTCATATTCTTGTCTTTTAATACTGCTCTTTCCTTCTCCAATCTAATATTTCTCTCAGATTCAAGTTCTTGTTGTAACTTTTCAATCTGAAGTTGTTCAGGTGTTTTTTTCTCCCTATCTTCAAGAGCCTGAGCAATCCCCTTCTCAAGATCCTTTCGATAAGTAGTTTCCTTGTACTTATTCACAGCTTTAGAAATTTCACTATCGACTAACTTCTGAACCTGATCCTTTGTAAAAGTTTCTGGTGTTGATGATTCAGCTGACTTCTGTACTTCATCAACGTTTTCTTTGATTTCTTCCATAATTGTTCTCCTTATCCCATAACAATATAATATTCTTGTTTCATAACACTATTAGCCCTAATCCACAAGTCATATACCCCTACAGTATAGTTTCTATTATCTTATCTAATAATCATAAAAAAGTTAAATTTCTTTATATATTTTTTTAACTATATATGCTTTTACTATTTGGTTGATAAACATATTATCCTCTCTAATAATTTATATGGTTTTTGGGTTGGATAATTAAATTTTAACCTTTGTTTTTGTCCGTTTCCCGGTATATCCATCCACCAATCGTTTATTACTGCACCGTCTTTATGATACCTATGTTCTATTGTTTTTGATATTATTATTCCTTTACTATAAGGGACCCTTATTTTATTAAACAAGTTGTTTACACCATACCACAATATAATATCATGTTTTGTATTACACTTATTTTCAGGGCCTCTTCCACCTGAATAACACCACACTATTTCGTTGATAAACATATCAATCCTTCCTCATAACACCAAATCCATCATCTTTAATCCCATCAATAAATAACTGTTCTGATTTATTTAACTCTATACTTATATATCTCCTCCCTAACTTGTGAGCAGCAACAGCTGTAGAGTGTGATCCACCAAAGAAATCCATAACTATATCTGGACCTTGACTAATCTCAACAGATGGTATAGATACAGGTTCATGAACTCTAACACCAATCTTGTTCTCTATAATAGTTTGTACATCATCCCAAGTTAGAGCACCCTTACCTTCTCCAAAGAGAGGATCCATGAGATATGTTTTTATTTCACTATTTGTACGATAATCAATATGAACAAAGATAGAAGCTCCAATATCAACCCCTTTCTCTAACTTTTTTCTCTTACCCTTGCTTGAATAATCTTCTAAAATCTTTTGTTTACGTGGTTCATATGTGCAAGGCTTCCCATCTTCTAATAACTGCCCGTTTACTAATTGATAGTGTCTTGTTCTCATGATACGTTTTGCTTCTACTAATCTCTCTCCAAGAAAGAAGAGAAAAGACCACATATCATCAAATTTGTCTTCAAAACTCCACCCGTTCTTTTCCCATGTCTTGTTTGTAAGATATGGGGGATCTATATATATACTATCCACTATATTATCTGGGAGTTGTTTTAATACCTCTAAATTATCATATCCTGTAATTATTAATCCTTTATCCTCTACTATAATTGGATTAAATTGTTTTAATAAATTCTTCATCTTTTCTTCTTTCCTTTTTTTATTTCTTTTCAAGTGTTACACGACATCTACATCCAAATCCCAAAGGTGGACCTTGAACCTTGTCACCATCAGGTGTAGTAAAATAACCTTCTGAATCGGCAATCTGTCCATCCATGGCTTTATGTGATGGTCTTGCATCAGATTGTGCAACCCATACTTTATCATACTTTTCTTGTACTTTTTTGTTATTATAATATATAGACTTAGCTGCTGTATCTAATCTTGCTGTCTCTTGTCTTGCAATAACCAGAGCTCTTTGTTTAGATACGTTAATAGTTGATTGTATCTCTCTTATTAATTGTGACTCTGATAAGTTACTATATTTAGCTCTTAATATAGTTGATTTTAACCTATTTATTTCTGACTTCTTGAACCCTGATTTATATACATCATCATAAAACCCAGTGTAAATAGACTTATCTGTATTAAAAGTCATCAATAAATCTTTATTATATTTAATTGGGAGATTATAATCGTTAGCTAAAGCAGCAACCTCTTTTTTGACAATCAAATTAGATTCAACAATAGCATCCTTGAACATATCATCAATAACAGGATTCAATTCTTGTTCTAATTTCTTTATCAACCTGGGTGAGATATTACTCTTCCACCCAAGTGATATTAGACCTATTTCCTTTGTCTTCTCTGATAATAACATATAAGCAGCAGTTATTATCTCCTTAAAGTTCATCAGTCACCCCTAAAGCTCTCTGTGCAATAGCCTCAGCATCATCAAATCCAGCAATCTCTAAAGCATCCTTTATATCCAACACTGATGCTAACTGTAATAATACCTCTGCCCTAGACTGAATATCAACAGGGAAGACCCTCTCAAAATTAATTACATATTCATAATCACTACTAGAAAGATTATGATATTCTTGTAACCAATAAACAAAGAGTTGAATTAGTTTATGAAAACCAGCTCTCATATAAGATTCAGTTGTCATACAGTTATTTTCTAGTCTCATCAATTGACTCTTGATACTGATTATTCTCTGATTATTACCATCTGATATAGCTTTAACATCAACAGATCCAGATTTTTCATATATAGCTGTTCTTAATCTGTTTAATATATTTTCTATAACAGTATCGTTAATATTCTTTTCCAAGAATTCTGCATCACCTAATCTATTACCTTCTTCATCAGTTGGGAACTCCATACTTCCTACTTTACTTATCCATCTAGCAAGATCAATTGGTTTACCATCTTCATCAACACCTGTATAGAGTTTACCAAATATCTTTAAATAAGCAAGTCTCATAGCTTTTACTTCAGCTGATGTATCTGATAATATTTCATCATAAACATCCATCAATCCATCATAATATTTCTTTTCAGGTCTTGAAATAACTTTATCACAGTCACCAGTCCATGTATCGTTATTAATAAAAGGGATGATTGGTACTTGATTAAAGTTATGTCTTTCACCACCTTTTCTAATATATGTTCTGCCTTGATACATAAAATTCTGAGTATTATGACCACCAAATCCATCAGCCATATCTTGACTTATATTATCATCTCTATAATAAGTTACGTTTGTTCTTGTATAAACATCACAGTGATATTTCTTTTCACCTTCAGAATCAACTACTACATAATAAAAATAAGCTTTATCAGGATCATATATATCATCTTCATACTCATATACAACAGTACCAACATCAGGGCCAATATTCTTAATCTTCAAAGACCCTTTACCAGGATCATCACCTTTGACAGTATAAACCAATTTGTGAGAGATACCAGATATAGCTGTCTTTCTTACTGTATCTGAATTACTTATTCTCATATTAGAATTAGATATAAAACTATCAAATAATTGTTTTATATTAGTATTTTCACCAATATAATCAAATTTAATTTTTTGTCCCATATAACCAACTTTTAAATCGATTATATCCTTCATGAAATCTTCGTGAGTATTAACATGAGATGCAGCTTTAGCAGATGATACTGGTGCTCTATCAAACACTGGTATATCAGCTCCTCTGTAATAATCCCACAAGTATTTCTCTCTATCTCCTCTTTCTCTATCATAATATTCTTTGATAGAATTTAATTTGTCCTTAATTTTAGCCATACTTTATTCTCCTTAAAATCTAAAATTGGATGTATCAGCAACCACTCTATTACTTGGTTCTATGATTTTTTTGTTTGATAGTTCAGTTAAAGCCCAAACTAAAGCATCTAAAGAGTTAGGGGACTTTTGTGTCTTTTCCCCTGTATATGTTAACATCTCATATTCTAGGTTAATAAATCTTCTGAGGTGGTGAACCTTGCCTTGTTCATATAAAGCAGCAATTGGTTCTGCTCTTAGTATCTTACCTCTAGAAGCATGAACTCCCTTATATGGGATATTATTTCTCTTATTCCTTAAAATTGTTTTAATCATATCACCACCTTGATTCTTCTCAGCAACAATCTTATCTGCTGAAAATCTATCATAAGCTTGAAGTGCTATATCAGCCCACTCGTTAGGTGACATAATTTTTGTTAAATCATCTATTACTAAATACTTTTCTTTGTTTTTATATTTACCAGCAACAATAATACCACAAGCATCAGATGTTACCTTATCAGTTGTTGATGGATCAATAGCAACAACTAAATCTTCAAATTCACCAAAATCAGTTAATAATAATTTAGCAGCTTCATCATCTGGCAAATATTGAATTAAATCTTCTGACCAAAGTGCCCCATCTGATACTTGTCTTAATTCTCCTTCCCATATATGAAGATACTTTTTCATATTTGTTTGTTTATCCCACTCCATCTCAGATTTAAGAACAGTAGGAAAGTATGGATTATCATAATAATTTAATTTAACAACTACAGCATCTTTTCTTTTTTGTTTGATAAACTCTTTATATACCCAATCACTCTCTAATTCAGGGTTAAATCCAATTAAAAACCTAGACTCATCTTCTCTTATGGTTGGAATAAGAGTCTCCCAAGCATCTTTACTTAACTCAGTAGCTTCATCTACCCATACTAGATCAATACCTTGGAGAGACTTAAAAGACTGATATGATTTAGCACCATAAAATAAAAATTCAGACCCGTTATTACACTTTAAAGTATGTTCAGTCATATCAAAATATGATTTTAACCCCATCATGTGTATTACATCTTTTAAAATTTGCAGCGATGATTCTGATATTTTTGACTGTGTCCCTCTTACTGCTAATATTCTAGAATTAATATTTTGTAGTGCAAATATAATTACCAAAGCAGCTTCTTGTATTGACTTACCAGAACCACGACCACCATAAGCCACAGTATATCTTAAATCTTTTTGCCAAGCATGTAATAGTCTCTTATGTATAAAAAAATCTACACTATTCTTCATATATTCTTTTCCAGTGATATCCACCTGTTGTTTGACCAATATATGTTTTCACTATTTAATCTTCCTTTTTATCAGTGATTATATTTATAGTTGGTAGTTGTATACTACCAGAGTGTTCTACCCTTTGCATATCCCACTTTCTAAACTGAGCTTGATATTTCATATAATTAGCAGGGTCTTTTTCTTTCAAAGTATCCATCGCTTCTGCAATTTGTGTTAAACCATGTCCCATATACTCTAAAAGGTCCCCCACGCTAATCTTTTTTAATATCTTACATCCTAAAACACCTGCAGAGCCTGTTTTTATATGTTCTCCGTATATAGTTTTGTAAGCATCAACTACTTTACCACCGTTGTTAATATATTCAACTATGAAAGATAATTGTCTCCTGTTATTTACTCCATATTCATCTTTTATATATTGTTTTAGTTCTTTTTCAAAAGGTTTATTTTCTTCTTCTTGGACAACTTTTAACGCTTTGTCATATAATTCTTTTGTACCATCAGACATGATTCCTCCTTTGAAACTCCCATCC